GTCAGAGGTATATCCAATATTTTATATGAGTCGATTGGTAAGACTGGTAAAAATTGGGTTAGGTCTAGAACTATGTCTCAAGTTAAAACTTTTGAACTAAACAGACAACGTACTTTATATTACAAAAATTGGGTATCTAACTATGACGCTTGGTTAAAAGAAAATGGATATAAAAGAATACATTTAGATGGCATAACTAAAAGAGAAGAGTTTAATGAATTAGTAGCTAGAGCAATTAGAGGTGAAGCAATTGAAAGTCCTGTAGTTAATAAAATGGCTAATGCTCAAAGACAACGTTACCAAGAGTTATTACAAAAAGCTAAAGACGCAGGTGTTAGAGGTGCTGATAAGATTGAAGAAAATTTTAATTACTTAACTAGAATTTATTCTAACGCTAAACTTTCTAAACTTATTGATAAATTTGGTGAAAAGAAAGTTGTTAATTTTTTAGCGAAAGCTATGCGTGGTGGTTTAAATGAAAAAGCAAATGTAAGATTAGCTAAATATTTAACAAGAGTTATTCAAAGACAGAAAAGTGAATACCAAATGAATATTGGTGGAATACTAAATGCTAAAGCAGAAGATTTAAACAGACTGCTTAGAGAACAAACAGATTTAAGTCCAGAAGAAATTATGGAAATTACAAGCGCTGTGTTTCCAAGTAAAGGTGGGACATCAAATATATTTAAAAGCAGAAGAGTTAAACTTGATGAAAATTATTCTGACGGTGAAATGTCAATTTCAGATTTTTTAGAAAATGACTCAGAAATACTTTTCTTAAATTATGCAAACAATCTTACTGGTCAAATAGCACTTGCTGAAAGAGGTTTTAAATCTGGTTCTGACTGGACAAAAATGATGAGACAGATTGAAAAAGAATATGAAGCACAAGGAATTGCTGTGTCTGATAAAACTAGAATAAATGAAATGAAAGCTTTGCAAAGTGGTTATGACCATTTAGTTGGTAAACCAATAGAAGATATTTCTACTACTTATTCTACATTTGGAAGAATAATGAGAAAATACAATTTTGCTAGAATCATGAACCAAGTAGGTTTTGCGCAGTTAGCAGAGATAGGTGTATTAATTGCAAATGTTGGATTAAGACAAACAGTTAAACATTTACCAGAAATGAGAAAACTTATTAAGCGATTAAAGAATGGTGAAATTGATGATGAGTTTATGAGAGAAGCTGAAGAAGTTTTTGGTGGTTTTGGTAGTGAAAGACTTATTAGCCAAGTAGCTAATCAATCAGATGAATTTGGTTCAAGAATATCTAAATCAAGAATAAATAAAATTGAAAGAGGACTTGACCATCTAAACAGGATTACAGCAGATATATCTGGAATGAACATAGTTAACATGGCTATGAAAAGAATTGCATTAAAAGGCATGGTGCAAAAATGGGTGGACCAGGCATTTGGTGGTAAGGCAGCTATGTCACTTAAACGTGCTAGAGATTTAGGTATTTCTGACGCTATGTATAAAAGAATTTTAGACCAGATTAAAAAACACGCTGTTACTGAAGAAGGTGCATTAACAAAAAGAAAAATTAAAAGAATTAATATAGACAATTGGGCAGACCAAGAAGCTGCGTCTACATACGCCCACGCAATAAACAGATGGGGCAAACGAACTATCCAAGAAAACGATATTGGTGAACAAATGTTTCTTGGAGGATTAACTGATACTACAACTGGGAAACTTTTGTTTCAGTTTAGAGGATTTATGATGACAGCTTACGGAAAACATTTATTGCACGGATTAAAAATGAATGACGTTCAAGCTTACAAAGGTTTTGTTATGTCAACTATGTTTGCAGGCATGGCTTATGTTGCTCAAATACAAGCACAAGCATTGCTAATGACTGGAAGAGATAGAAAGAAATTTTTAGAAAACAGATTAGGTAAAACAGAAGAAGATATAATTAAAAATATTGCTAAAGCAGGATTTCAACGTTCAGCTTTTGCTTCTTTATTGCCTGCTACAATAGATAGTGGATTAGGTTTATTCGGAGTTAATCCGTTGTTTCACTATCGTTCAACTGGGCTAGACTCAAATATTATAACTGGTAACCCAACGTATGACTTGTTATGGACTAAAGGTTTCTCACCTACAGGAGGTATAGCAAGAACAGCTAAATCTATGTGGGACAGTGATTATGACTTTTCACAGTCTCAATATAATGATTTAACTCAAATGTTTATATTACAGAATGCTTTAGGTATTCAAAACGTTATTAGAAAAATAGGAAGTATGAACCTTCCAGAAAAACCCTAACCAATAAGTACCCATATTAGAAGAAGAAAAGGAGTGTATAAATGGCTAATTCATTTGTAAGATACACAGGAAATGGCTCAACCACACAATATGCAGTAAGTTTTACATATCGTGACCAGGCTGACATTACTGTAACAATTAATGGTGTAGCTACAACTGCTTTCACATATAACTCAGCAGGAACTCAAATCACATTTTCTTCACCACCGGCTAATTTAAGTGCTATTGAAATACGAAGAACTACAAGTCAAACTTCAAGATTAGTTGATTATGCGGCAGGCTCAGTTCTAACAGAAAATGATTTAGATACTGACTCAAACCAAGCTTTCTTTATGTCACAAGAAGCTATTGATGACGCAGGCGATGTAATCAAACTAGACAATGCAAACTTTCAATGGGATGTACAAAATAAAAGACTTACAAATGTTGCAGACCCAGTAAATAATACTGATGGTGTTAACAAACAATTTATTTCAACCAACTTACCAAACATAACTACAGTAGCAGGTATATCTGGAAACGTTACTACTGTTGCAGGAATTTCGGCTAATGTTACTTCAGTAGCAAGTAATTCTGCAAACATTAATACAGTAGCAACTAACATAGCTAATGTTAATACAGTGGCTTCAGACATTGCTAAAGTAATTGTTGTAGCAAATGATTTAAACGAAACAGTTTCAGAAATAGAAACTGCTGCGTTAGACTTACAAGAAACAACTTCAGAAATTGATACAGTATCAAACAGTATTACAAATGTTGACACTGTAGGAACTAATATTGCTAACGTAAATACTTTAGCACCTATATCGGCAAACATAACAACAGTTGCCGGAATATCTGCAAACGTAACAACAGTGGCAGGAATATCTAGCAACGTTACAAGTGTTGCAAATAATTCTAGCAACATTAACTCAGCAGTAAGTAACGCAACAAATATTAACACCGTAGCAGGAAACAATTCTAACATAAACACAGTTGCAGGAATTTCTAGTGATGTAACAAGTGTTGCAGGAATTGCTTCTGATGTTTCGGCAGTAGAAAATATTAAAGCCAATGTAACAACTGTAGCAGGAATATCTAGTGCAGTAACAGGAGTTAATACAATTTCTAGTGCTGTTAGTGCAGTAAATTCTAACGCTACAAACATTAATGCTGTAAATTCAAATGCAACAAATATTAATGCTGTAAATTCAAATTCAGCAAATATTAATACTGTTGCTACAAACAATGCAAACATTACGACAGTAGCAGGCGCAATCACTAACGTAAATAATGTTGGTGGTTCAATTGCAAACGTAAATAGTGTTGCTTCAAATTTATCTGGAGTAAACTCTTTTGCAGAAAGATATAGAATTGCAAGTTCAGCTCCAGGAAGTTCCAACGATGTGGGTGACCTTTATTTTGACACTACAGCAAACGAATTAAAAGTTTACAAAACAAGTGGATGGGCTGCGGCAGGTTCAACTGTTAACGGTACATCAAATAGATTTGAATATACTGCAACTGCAGGTCAAACAACATTTAGTGGCGCAGATTCAAATTCTCAAACTTTAGCATATGACGCAGGATTTATTGACCTATATGTCAACGGTATAAAATTAGCAAATTCAGATTTTACTGCAACTTCTGGAAATAGTGTAATTCTTGGAAGTGCTGCGGCAGTAAACGATATAATTTCAATTGTTGCTTATGGAACATTCCAATTAGCAAACATATCAATAAAAGATTTAACAGATACACCTGCGGCTTTTGGTACAGCAGGACAAGCTCTTGCTATGAACCAAGCAGGAAACGCAGTAGAATTTCAGACAATACAAGCGTCTGAATTATCAACAGTAGGAAACGTATTTTCAAATTACAATACTATTTCTGCTGACACAACAATAACAACTTCATCAACGAAAAATTCGTTTTTGAAAGGACTAATTAGTGTAACAGGAAATGCAGTCTTAACGATTGCAGGTAATGGAACACTAGAGTTCATCTAATCATAACATTTAA